GCTAGATATGACTAGACCTTTCTGCGATGACAGTATACTAGACTGTCCAGACTGCTATTCAGATAGGTCAGTATATGCACAGTGGTATGATGTAATGGACGGCATATCAAGGGCAATAACAGTCTTGAACAGCGGCGGCCCAAATGATTGAGGTATTCTGGCTGCTTGTAACAATCATGGCATTGTGGACCTATGGTCTAGTAAGGAGTATGTAATGAAGAGCAAGTGGGTTATCGACTATGTCTTGGGACTAGTCATTGGATTCATCATTGTAGCAGTAACAATATAGAAAGGGGGTGAATAACATGTCGCAGCACACAATAGTACACAATGGCTCAGCATATCAGTACGGATATGACAGCCAGTTACAGCAGTACTACATCACTCGCATCGACGAGGAAGATGGATATGTAGCACTATGTGGTCCGCTAGCCGGGGTATATGGTGATAAGTCAGGCTTCTACACAGTGTTGGAAGCGGAGGGCTTGCTCGAGGCAATGCCTACCATCCACCGCTATGCAGTCGCAATTGACCTACCATTCTAGGAGGTAACATGTTCCAGAGATGTCAAGTCTTACGCAATGGCAAGCTATGTAAGTCCGAGGGTTCTATGTCATTCACTAAGAACAAGCGGCCAGTGTGCGCACAGCACCGCAGCGTCATCGCTTCGGGTGGCAGCGTGCAATGGGCTAGCATGCGCTTGCTTGAATGGGATAAGATGAACCAACTCAAGGACATGGCGGCAAAGATAGAGTTAGCAGTACTCAACCAAGAGTACTACGATAAGGAGGTGTAACATGGGGTATGACATCAGCACAGTCGGGGCAGACCCAAGCAAGTCAGAAGCATTTGCCAAGGAGTATGGCTATACATATATGTTTGACAAGGAGACGGGGGAGTTCAATGGTGACCCTAACCCGTACTTCCGAGCCAACATCTGGGGTATGGGTCATATCCGCAGGGCATTGGTTGATATGTATGTAGCAAGCAAGTATAACGAGAAGCACGACGAGCAGTTCAGTGCCATTATGGAAGCGCTATCTTGGAATGATGGCAAGCTTATCAGTCCAACCGACTGCCAGTTGCTCATCGATATCTTCGATGAGGACAAGGCAATGGAGTTGGCGTTGCAAAATGTGCAGTACCAGATTGCAGAAGACCCAGACTACCTAACATATAGAACACTAGAAGGTACAGAATGGGTCAAGAAGACAGCAACAGTTACCGAAGCAGCAGAAGGGCAGGTCAACCTGCTCAAGGAGTTCATCGTATACCTTGGCATTGCCAAGAATCTAGAAGGATGCCAAGTCTGGTAATCATATAGCCCTGCCGGCAGCAATGTCGGCAGGGCAGAAAGGGGTACGCAATGAGTAACTATCGTAACTACATTATCGATATCGTTCGCACTAACATCGACGGGGAACCAGCACGGGTAACATCACCGTCGGAACTGGCAGAGATGTTCAGAGGATTTGCTGGCACACAAACCAGAGAGTCACTGTTCGTCATTGCATTCAATGGACAGAACGGGGTGATTGGTATTGACAAGCTGTACGAAGGCACCGCTACTGGTACCAGCGTGCGCATCAATGAGATCTTCCACCCGTTGGTACATCTGAATGCAGTCGGGTTTGCATTGGCGCACAACCATCCAAGCCAGGATGTTACTGCGTCAGACGCCGACCTTGCTCTTACCAAGGAAGTACTCAAGGCAGCGCATGTCTTTGACCTCACAATGCTGGACCACATTATTCTCGGAGAGAATAATCACTTCAGCATCAGGTCAGCAACGCAGTTCGATGAGTCCTTCCAATGGGAAAAGCCTGAGCACGGCGAGTAAATGTGACCCAGTCCACGGTGGGCTGGGCGTAGCAGTCCCTGCGTGCGGCGGGGGGTATAGCAAGGAGGTGCACATGGTGTTAGGTGATACGCAAAAGCTGAACATGTACTGGCAGTTAGTCATCAATGATCTTGATGATGAGAACCGCAAGTATGTGTATCACGGTGGTGCGTTTGTCGATATCGTATACAAAGATAAGGTGATAGACACCTTCTCTGTATGGGACTTCGACAAGGGTCGCCGCACAGTTGACAGCGTAGAACAGCTGTTGCTTCTAATAGAAAGGAGGATCAATGCGATTGACAAGTAACAAATCCTGCGGACGAAAGAGTCACACGGTACACATCACGGTCTATAACTACGAGACAGTAGAGCAGATCGTTGGTACTGCATCGTTCTCATTCGAAGGCAGCGCAGATGATATCGCCAATCAGACTGGCAAGTTGGCGGTGCAAGGTGATGCCAGTTCATTCAAGGTCTGTCGCTATGCATGCTGCACCGAAGCAGCGGCAGCGACGGGGCTGCAAGATGTAGAGGAGGTAGGATAATGGGTATCACAACCCAAGATATCAAGGATAAACTGGAACGAGCAAGAGAGTATGCAGACAGTGCTGGTTCTTTCGCAGATGATGCAGAAGGTAATGCATCAAGCGCAAGAAACAACGCAGATTCTGCAAGTAATCTAATCGATGAGATCCAATCTGAGATTGATGACCTTGTTGGCTTCAATCCAGAGACACTGCGGCAGCACACCGTGCTACAGCAGCGTCTCATCAGGCTGCAAGCATACATTGCTAAGCGGTCTATGGAGATCATCGATGGTGATAGCATCACAGATCTAGAAGGTGATAATGTTAGGGGTCTATTGACTATCATTGACAGACTCACATCTATGGATGGTGCTTATAACGAGATCATCGGTTGGGACGATAACTTCCACATCAGGTGGAACTATACCGATGGTTCATATATAGTAGAAAGGAAGGAAAAGGATAATGCTTAAGCGAAAGAACAAGTCAACAAGCAAGGTGTTCAAGACTGGTGTTCCAAAGTTGCGTGATGTCAAGGACTACGAGGCTCAAGTCTCGCTTGAGATTGCAGACTTTGATGCATTCCGTGAAGTGTTCGTCAACGCTATCCCAGAAATTGGGCGCAAGCTTGCCAAGGTTAACTATGACCACGGTAAGAACAGCCTCATGAAGTCTCTGGCAGCAGCATCTAATCTTGATGCTGGTCTTGAGAGCATTGATGTGACTAACTATCACAAGCAGCGTGGTATCTACGCTGAGTTCAATGGATTCGAAGATCAGACATGGCAGTATAGCGACCCATGCAATAGCGTTGGTCGATATGACTTCCAGGACATTTATGATCGTCCAAAGTTTGAGGTTGTTATCCGTGTAGTAACGCCGCTTAAGGACAAGGCAGAGCTTGCCAAGCGCGGCGTCAAGTAATACAGAGTGGGGCAGGTTCGGGACAGCCTGCCCCACTCACCCCAAGGAGGTAGCATGTTAGACATGGACGAGTTCATCGAGCACACATCAGCAATCGGTATCACAGTGATACACTTTGATGCATTCGACTGCGAGGTATGTGGCAAAAGGTCAGGTGACTGGGAAGGTGGAGTGGAACCTAATCCATACCACTCATATTGCTCAGAGTGCTGGCCAAAGCATCAACATCTATACGAGGAGGATTAACATGTGCAGTGAGTACAACGGATGGCCCAACTACGAAACATGGAATGCCAACCTATGGATAGATAACGAAGAAGGCGTCTATCGCACTGCCTGGTCACAGTGCAGACAAGTGTACGATGCATGCCGAGAAGAAGAACTCGAACGATGGGAAGGCATTGATAGGATGGGAGAAACGCTTGAGCAACTGTTTGTCGATGTGTGGTTTAGCGACGAAGAGGAAGCATCACCAAGGCAAGATGCTCTCATCTCGTACCTAAAGATGATTGAATGGAACAGGATTGCCGAGCATTACTGGGATGATATCTCAAGAGAAGTAGAAGAGGAGGAGAAAGATGACAGACTGGCGGTCAATCAGAGGTGAACTATTCGAAGACGGATTCGGATATGAGATTGTCCACGATACAGAGTATGACGCAAGCGACTGGGCAGACATGCGATCGTTCAAGATCTACGCCACGGCGGGGACGCAGCGATACATTCCAGTCGATGTCGTCATTGACCCAGCAGATACGGAAACAGTAGATGCTTTGCTTGCGAAAGCCAAGTGCTACCTACCTCTGTATCTGTTTGTACACAGTGGCATGAGCGTTAAGACAACACCGTTCGGTGACCCATGGGACAGCGGTCAATGTGGCTTCGTCGCATTGACAGAGGATGAAGGCTTCTCATGGCCAGACAACCAGGACACACTCAAAGATATGCTTGACGGTATGGTCAAGGAGTTTGATGCTGTGCTCCGTGGCAGTGTTGTCGGATGGCGTGTCTTCACCAAGAAGACATGCGAATCATGTGGCAACCTAGACGAGAAGCACATTGAATCTGTATGGGGATATGTGGTTCAAGACTATGGTAAGCAGATTGACGAGCTCGTCAACGATGAAGTGCTGCCACTCATCGAGTACGAGCGCAAGCGATTGAAGGAGGCTGAACATGGAGCAGACACAAGAAACCTCACGTAGCGAGGAGATTCACCTTACATACGAGAAGTTCCTAATGTATGTCAACCGTAGGTTCGAGCAAATCTGTGGGCTGTCAACCGATGATGTCGAAGACTTCGACTTCAGCGAGTACTACCCTGGAGATGTCGCACCAAAGATTGAGTATGCACAAGCAGTGCGAGACGCTGCTTCTGCATGTCTCAACAATGCAGCCGGGGTCAAGGTGGCTAACACTATCCTTGGTATCGACACTCGGTGCATTGAGTGCGGTAGAAAGTTTGACCTAAGCAATGACAAGGATGCAGAGGAGTATGAGTATGGACATGACTGCGAATCCAATTAGCTGCGATAGGTGCGACAAGGACCAGGCTATCATTCATTGGTCTGGTTTCTATGGTGCACCAGAAGGAGCATACTGTCCCCTATGCTGGGAGATCAGCATGTCTTCATGGGTGTTGACCCAGTACTTCAGAGAGTCAGCGCTTAAGCTAGTTGACTCCACTATTGCAGACTATCGAAGCAAGTACGGATACAAGATCTAATAAAATAGCCAAGCGGTTGATACCGCTTGGCTATTTTTTTGCTAGTGGGCAATGGCGTAATCGCGGGAGGCGCCGCCCCTCGCCTGCGACGGGGGTGGCTTGGCAACTGGGACGATCCTCTTGACGGTGACCTTGATCCTGCCATGACCCAGGGGGGCCAGCTGTCTAAAGAGCTTTGGCGATAGGTCGATGACGCCATGCTTGTTCTTGCACGCAAGGCAGAAGTCCCGGACGATAGCGAAGACACAATTGCCTGTCTTCACTGCGCATACCCACACGTGGTATGGCTTCTTGCCCCAGCGCCAGCTACCTACAGCTGCGTAGTTGTGGCGCTCTCCGCTGAGGTACGGGCTGCACGTGCGCAGGAACCCATCCACACAGCTGCCACCCGCCCCATACCAGGTGGCGTCGCCCCTATCGTCTGCGGCGGGGGCGGTCAAGAATGCCAGCGCCATGACGATGGCTGTCATCAGTTCGTGAATTCCTTCTTCGGCTTCTTCGTGGTTGGCATGCCACGGTCTGGTCGCATCGCCTGCTTAAGACCGTTGCGTACCTCGGCCATCGCCTTGCGGATGCCATCCTCTACGCCCTTGTCGTACGCCTTCTGCATCCCATTGCGCAGTGCAGTGATCGCATGCTCACATGCCTCAGCCTCGCACTCGCAGTCGTACTCTACTGTCAAGCTCATCATCACTTCGTCTGACATCATGCCCCCTTAAATGTGGCCGTCGGTCGGTGGAACAGAAGCTCTGCCCTACCCGTCGGACCATTACGATGCTTCGCAATCTTGCAGTGCACTGGCTCGGTACTCACGTCGAGTGACACATCATTGCTGCGCCACATCATGAGCACCACGTCAGCGTCCTGCTCAATTGCACCACTGTCACGAAGGTCAGAGAGCTTGGGCTCATTGTTCTCCCGATACTCTGACGATCGGCTCAGCTGAGACAAGGCTACCACAGGGATGTCGAGTTCACGTGCTAGCGCCTTCAGCCCTCGGCTGATGTCGGCCACGTCGTACACTCGGTTGCCATCCTTGGTGTGCTTGTCTGGTGCCATCAGTTGCAGGTAGTCAACGATGATCATGTCGAGACCATGCTCTTGTGCAAGTCGTCGGCACTTGGATCGCATTTCACCTGGGCTGTTGATCGACGAGTCCTCAACCCGCAGCCTGCTGTTCTTGATGGACTTCGCAGTCTCAACAACCTGTGCGAGCGAGCTCATGTCTAGCAACCCATGTCGGATGTCATGCAGTGACACACCAGATAGGGATGACAACAGTCGGCTGCCGATCTCTTCCCTGCTCATCTCCATGCTGAAGATGGCAACGGACTTGTTGTGGTGCAGCGCAGCGTTGGCTGCCATTGCAGTAGCCAGTGCTGTCTTCCCCACGCTAGGTCGGGCAGCGACGATGACGAGGTTCCCCTTCTGCCAGCCCCCAACGATGCTGTCGATGGACGCAATGCCGGACGGTACGCCGCTCGAGCCACCAGCCTGCATAACCTGAAGCCTGCTCAGTGTTTCGGCCATCACCTCTTCCATGTCAGAAAAGCGCCCAGAGGCACGCGATTTGCCGATTGACATAATCAGGCGCTCAGCCTCAGACAGCGCCTCCTGGGGGCTCCTGGACCCTCCTACGAGGGAGCTAATACCCGCTGCTGCCTGCTGTAGGGCACGGTAGGTGGCATTAGCCAGGATGATGTCCAGATAGGACTCATAGTTCAGGCTGCTCGGGGTGTCGGATACCAAGTCGCACAGGCTGGTATACCCACCAGCCTCATCAATGCGTCCGTCCAACTGGTCAGAGATGGTGACCACGTCAATGGCTGCACCCTTGCGTACCAGTTCCCTGATTGCAGAGTAGATAACACGACACTCTCGGTCAGCGAAGTCGTCCTCTGCAACCCTGTCAACAACATTGCGCGCAGCCTCGCCGTCGATGATGCATGCGCCGAGAAGCGCACGCTCTGCTGCTCTACTTTGCGGCGGTGTCATGCCACCTCCCATGTGTACCTGCGACCAGGATAATAGTGATCCTGATGCAAGCACACCCAGAACCGCTCACCTCGATACAAGAAGCCATGCTTCTTATTGGTCGGGCAACTCTTCGTCGAATACGCGAGCTTCGACTTGGTATTTGTACGGGTCTTCCGCTTGGTCCCAAGCGCGCTCAGGATCTGCTGTGCTGATTTTCGTGCCACACTCCACCTCCAATATGCTTCCTGATATGCCTTCGTCACTGGTGACGGACCCCATCATATCACATTCGGTGCAAGCAAGGAAACTGCTCCTCGTGTTGTCCACGTGGACGCTTGCCATGTGCCCCATCTCCAGCGCCTTGCCAAGCGCTGCCATCTCAAGCTTTCCTAGGTCACTCCTAGACCTAATAGTATACCGCCTCTTGCCGAGTGAGTCGTGGTACGCCTGCCTAATCTCCTCGGTGCTTACGTCTCTCATCTCTCTGCCCCTCCATTTGGTCAAGCGACAATGGCTTGTTAGGTTCAGGGAATCCTGTGAGATGGTAGTAGTCGATGCCCACCTCCCGGCAATACGCCCTGAGCGACATGCCCTTCTTCTTGGCGTCTTCAATAAACAGGCGAAGGATCTCCTTCTCTGCCTTGCTCACACGTACTCCATTGGGTTGGGGCACACCTTAGCTATCGACTTGTACGACTTCCAAGCGTCGTAGATTGCGACGATTGCCCGATGCTTCGGGAGGAAGTGACGTGCCATGTCGACGAAGAGTGCTGCCCACTTGGCGTTGTGCTGGCCTTCGACTGCAACGTGTGCAACCTCATGGATGATTGTGTCTTCATCGGTTGGCGTCGTGCACAGGGTGATCTTTCCCTTGTACTCCTCACCAAGTGAGCACGACGTCCGTCGGATGTCTTCGTGCCAGTGAACGTGGACCTCTGTGATCCTGACCTTTGCATACTTCTCATACTCCTTAATGCGAGGGATCATCCCCTCCCACACGCCACGGTACCAGCCAGGCGTGCTATCAGGGAACGTCATCTTAAAACTTTTTGCCTTCATCTCTTCTCCAATTCTGTGATAGTTCCCCAAGTTTCTTTGTTGCCGATGCCTGGTCTAGTACTTCTGTTCCTGAGCCTATGGTCTGCATGGACTTAGGGTTGTCGTAATAAAACGCCCTAGCCTTCCAGCCGTCTGCGCCATAGATCAGGATGCACTCTGCTCTTAACTTCGCACCTTTGGAAAGCTTGATGGTTACGAAGTCAGGAATCATGTGAGATCTTCTTCCTCAATCGTCTCGACGTACCCACTGGTCTCGTCGTAATTCTCTGCTGTGTCGACAAGCCCAGAGAACTCGCTCTCTGTCCGTGACACCTTGCTCCACTGCTCCTCCCCGAGGGCAATCATGATCATTGCATAGTTCGCAATATCCATCAGTGCGTCCCTTACCCCTTCTGTGAACCAGTCATGGTCCACTGCTGCCTTGCCGCCAACGATGCGGCCATTCATTTCGTTCAAGATGCGCGAGCACTTGTCAGATGACAGCCTCGACATCACCCCATACGGTCCAAGTTGTTCGATGTTCCCTGGACCGTAGCCCTCCTGCCTCTGCACCATGATGCTGTGCGCCTCTGCATACAGAGATCGGAAGTAGTCCGAGAACTCCCTAGGTACTGCTCGTTTCCCCATGTAGCAACTCCTCTAGCTCTAGCGCCACCTCTTCAGTGACGACCCTGCTGTTGACCATGAACTGCAACTGGCAGTCCTGGCACAGATAAATCCGAACCACGTTACCCTCAGCGACTGGCTTTGGGCCACGTCGATCGGGTCGGATGTTCGGCTTACCGCACCGAGGACAGTCCAGCCCGATCGTCATCGCCGCCTATCCAACATGGTGAAGGCGAGTATACCACATCCCAGCGCAAGGAGGATGTTGAGCGTCGTACCAAGCACGACGAGCCCGACCCCCCACGCTGGTAAAGCCGTATCCCGTAGTCGTGGGTGTTGCGTGACAGAGCTGATCGCAGCAGCTGCACGAACTCGGAAACCCTGACCCTCATACGACTCCTTCTGTTCAGGCGTTGTCGCCATCAGATACCTCGACGATCTTTAGTGCTACCCCTGCGGCTAGCGCCACGATCTGATCCACTGGAACGTTGATCCGCGGTTCGCCGTCTTCGGTCTTGAAGTTTGCGTACTCGTTGATGAACGTTGCGACGACTACGTTGAACGTTCTCGCCCACTGCGCTGTCGTCAGTGCCACCTCTCGTGGCTTCTTCGCTGCCTTCGGTACTGCCATCTAGCTGCTCCTTTAGCGAGAGCCAATCTCGCTCATCCATTATCACCACAGTTCGGCGTGGTGTCCCCGGCCCTGGTGCATCCCCGATAACCAGATAGGCAATCTGATCAGCGTTGACCTTCATCGCCTTGAGCCAGCGCCAAAACTTTTCGCTGAACATCTTGCCGACCTTGGTCTGGATCTTGTACCTGTCCTCTACCGTTACGTCGTCTGGTCCGCCGAACATTCCTGTCCTGCGACCACCATGTTTCTTGGCGGTCTCCCTCTCGAAGGCGTTACCCCTCGAGCGGTTCCTCCGCCCCATCGTCGACCTGTCCGTCATCTTCTACCTCCGTGTCGTCTACAAATACTGGCATCCCTGGACCTTCCCACTTCTTGAGTAAGGCGTCGTACTCTTCGTGGGCTGCCTCTGTTGCGGCAGCCACTGCAGAGCCAGACACCTCGCCAGTATGTGCACTGATGAAGTTAAGCGAATCACGAATCAAAGACTCAAGGATGATCGCCTTGCTATACAGAGCAACGTTGCGCACAACCCCAGAGTCAGTGAGCTGCCTGCCGAAACCGATGCAGGCAAAGTCGTAGTCATCGATGACCACAGGCAGCTCATCCTCTGGCCTGACTTGAATGTCAGGCTCGTGCACGTAGCGCTCCCCAGATCAGAGGGCTCGCCTCGTTGACAAGAAGGATGTAGCCCTTCTTGTTGCCTTCCTTGTCCGTCTGCTCACTGAGCGAGCCGATGACATGGATGTGCTGACGAGGGTCATTGCCATCTCGATTCACCACTGAATCGTAGATCTTCTGGACATGTGCAGCCTGCTGCTCGTCCATGACGTAGAGAGTCACGCGCTCGTACCGCTCTGGTGCGGCACCGCCACGCTGATCCTTCGGTGCTCCAGCCCAGTAGTCGTATGCGAACGACTGCATCTGACCGAAGAACTTCCAGACATCCTTGCCTGCCTTGGTCTTCTCCTTGACTGGGCTCACCTTGTCGGTAAGCCAGAGGTCAACTCGATCGATTGCCATTAGAACTCAACCCCTTCCCACTGACCAGTCGCCTTCTTAGACGCTGGCTTCTTGTCGGCAACTGGCTTCACCATGTCACCGAAGATTTCCTTGGCAGCAGATGCCACCACACTGTCGTTCTCTGGATCATCACCTGTCGGGATGAGGAACGCAGTGAGGAGCGCGTACTTCAACGCCCCCGTAGCTGCCTTGTACGGAGCCTTGTCGCCAGAGTCAGCGCCAGATCCGACAGACTCGAAGTCAATCGTCTCGCCGCTGTCACCGTCGATGAAGCGCCACGTGTACTTGAGAGTGAGCAGCGACTGCTTCTCACTCGGCGTGCGTCCAGTCTCAATCACCTGCGCCCCGACTGGGACGAGGATGATGTTCTTGTCCGCAAGCTTTTCCCGGATGGCATCAGCAACCTGCGACGCCATCACGTACTTGTACCCCTGGGCAGAATTCGTACCGCCCTTCTGGATGTAGCCGACCTCTTTCATGATCTCGGCTAGCTTGGCTGCGAGTTTCTTCTCGGCCATGTTACCCCCTACACTTGGTGCGGAATTCACAGTACCCGCACGGAAACTTCCACTCCCCAGTTTTCTTGGAGAGATACTTCTCAGCCGGCAGTGCCCATGGAATCTGGTCCTTGAACCTTGTGTTCAGGATCTCCAGAATCCTGAGAGCCCTGTCCCGCCATGAAGAGTCTACCATATACTCCACGGTTTCCAAGTCGTCGGCACGAATGTAAACAAGCCTGGCACCGTGCTGCTGGCCACGCATGCGGCTGATTGCCTCTGCGTATATGGCGGCTTGCACCTGATGCTCAGGCTTAGGGAGATACTTCCAGGCATACGCCTTGACGGACTTGTACTCCCACACCTCCCGAGTATCGTCCACCCATTGGACGACTGCGTCGCAGTTTCCTGCGAAGTCGAGCTCTGGAATCTCGACAGGGACTTCCTCTTCGTACGACTTCAGGAACTCAGAGTTCCGAAGGCGCGAGTTTAGTGCGTCCCCGATGATGTGCCCACGCTCAAAGATCCTAAGCACGTCATCCCCACGTGGGTCAGACGGCTCTTCTCCGTGCGCGTAATACCACTGCTGACGTAGGCAGCCTCCCAATAGGGAGCCTCTCCACTTAGCAGCAGACGGTCGATGCTCGCGGTTCTTGACCAGCTCGTGGTCAAGAAGCGCCCCTACAAGCTTCTCTGTCATAGCCCCTCATGCCCCGTATGTTAGACCCCCAGGGAGGAGGGGCGCCCTCCCTGGGGAGAAATGCCCGACTACTCGGGCTTCAATACCAGTATAGCATCAACGATGCTCTTCCAGTTGTCGTCGAACCTAATCGCCTTGTCATCGACGTAGGCTGCCGCAGCTGGCTTCCCCTGGCCTGAGTGGATCTCGTCGTACGGTACCCCCCAGGAGTCAAGCTTAACACGCATCTCTCCGATGCGCTCTTGCCAGTCAGGGAACTTGTCCCACCCACGCGATGAGTGGATGATGATCCTGTATCCGTTGTATCGTAGCCTGGTCAACTGCTCGATCACGCCGTTGGCCGGAACCCATGTTCCGAAGACATGCACGGCGATGGTGTCGTCGTAATCGACGCACACCGTCCGAGCAATCCTCTGGTCCATGTTCTCGGTCATCGGTGGATGCTGTTGATCAGTGGCTTCATCTTTGCGAACACGTCGCGCAGCACGAGGACGTCAGCCTCGCAGTGCTCAACGATCGTGCGGAAGGCCTGCTTGCCCTCCTTGGTGTGTCGTCGCTCTGCCTCCTGCCACAGGCGAACATCGAGCGGCGTCTTGCTGTTAGGGGTTCGGAAGTACCGTGAGATATTCTCAAGGCTTCTTCGTCCCGCCTTCATGTGCCTGCCCGTCGCGTACCACATGAGGTCGATGTGCATCTGGTTCCCCATCGGTCGTCCACCAGTCTCAAGCAGCCGTGCGTTGATGATTGGAAGGTCGAACATCTTGGAGTTCCATCCGACGAGGATGTCGTACTTCGAAAGCTCGTCAGCAATGGCTCGCACCAGCTTGCTGTCGTCCATCCATGTCTTGCCCTTGTGTGTCTCGAGCGACAGCGTCTTCACGTTGCCATGCTCGTCTGCCACACTCATGCAGAAGATGGTAGTCCACGATGAGTACGTAGTCTCCAGGTCGTAGAAGGCTAGGCGGAATCCCGCATAGTCACCCACTGGCTTGGCATCTACGTTCTTCGTCTGTGCCTGGATCTCTGGAAGCAGCGAGCCGTACCGCTTGTGCAGCTTCTGCGCCTGGTCCTTAGTAATCCCAAGTTGCTCCGCGATCTCTGCGAAGGAGAGCCCCTTGTCCTTTAGCGTTGCGATCTGCTCGATCGCTCCGTCATTTGCCATGTCTGTCTCCCACTACTGCGGTGCCAGCCACTTGGCATGACTACCGCCCCTAACCTACAGTACTTATCCACACCTGTCAAGGTGAAGACTACACCTTCAGCGAGCCAACCCTGTTGGTTACTGGCTGGAGGATGTTCGCCTGGGTACTGTTCATGGTACCCCCGCTCAGGGTGGACAGGGCATTCCTTGCCGCAGCGAAGTACTTCCCGCTGAGGAGCTGGAACTGCACGTCCTCTGAACCGTCAGGGGCATACTTGTAGATGATCCCTGACACGACGAATACTGTAGATACTAGGTTGGTGTATGGGTTCTTGTCTGGCTCGTATGGGGCAATGCCGTCCCGTCGTACGTTGATCTTGATGGCATCGCCAAGGAAGATGTCAGCGAATGGGTTGATGGCGTCACGCTCAAGCTGGACCGTCATGGCCGACGCCACGTTAAGGTCTCGCCTCTGCTCGAGGGTACGCTGGGACTCTAACTCTGCCTCTGCGGAGTCGAGGAACCCTGACTGCGCGTACAGCAGTGGGGCCATGCCGTACTCTTTCATGGACGCAGAGTCGTTCCTGCTTGCTCCCTGTAGTCGTACGCCTACCATGTTGGTGTAGGTACCTGTGAGGAACGGTGTAGACGCGATGACCTGCACGCTGTTGCGCAGGACTCGACCGTCGTACACATAGCGGAAATTCCCAATCTCCCCA